TTGCCTCATCTTCCTTGCCAGTATTGGCAAAACAGACAACAGCCTCTGGTGGCAGCCCACCATTGCTTTGCAGTACGCGCCACAGCATATAAGCACTGGTACGCCCACCGCTGAAAGATATGCAGGTGGGTTCGTTAATAATGAATGGATCCATTTAATTTTCCATTAAACAAGCCCCAACTATACAGCAAAATCAAGCTGGCTGTCTATCCATGATGAGAACTCTTGGCATAGTCTCTCAATAGCTTCCTCACCGTTGAGAGGATCGTTAAGCAGCTCTCTCAATGCTCTGTGGTCAGCCACAACCTCAAACCTGCCATCGCACATGTGAGTGCTTACTACCTCATCATACCGCATAGGGATTCTCTTTTCGTTTGGACATTCCGCTGTCATAGTAATCATCCTCGTCATAAAGTTCTGGTGCTGGCCCGTCTATGTCAATCCATCCAGCATCACGCAAGAAGCGCAGGGCCTGGGAGGTCGAGTCAACGAAGTCATCATGGGTTGTATCAGGAAACGCACAGAGCTGGCTCAGTAGGGGTTCTACCCAGTCCTTAACGTATCGTGGACGCTGCGTGCTCTCGGGCATCCAGACTCTACCGCGAGCAAACAGGGAGGATATGACGTTGAGTCGCTGCATCTTGTCAGCGCGGCCAGGGTTATACGCCCTCACAGGAAGGTGCGCTCTCTGTAAGTCCTGGATCAGGCTGATACCCGCCGACTTGTCCTCAATCAAGATCAAGTCCACCCGTTTCTTTTCTCGTCCCTCTCCATACACCACCTCGTACTCATCCAAGACCTTTGGGCGCAGATCGGGATACTGGAGCCTGTCCTGCCAGCAGTCGATCAATAAAACGCTCATAGGGCCATCTAGAGGCTTGAATACGCCCCATGTAGTGGCAGCAGTAGGGTCGTTTACCGTCTTCTCGCTGGTGGCTACGTCGTAGGACTGGAGGATGTACTCAAACTTGGGAAACTCTTTGCTACTAGGCCACAGCTTGATCATGTCGCGCTTGATGATGCCTGACTCTTCGGGGTCAATGATCTCGGCGTAGATCTCCTGCCGACCCAGCTTAGTGCCCTCGTACTGAAGGATCTGCTTCTGAAAGCTTGGCGCAAGGTTGGCAAGGTTCGTGTACGTTGAGGCTGTAGTGACACACACATCGTCACCATCCCTGCCCACAAGGTCTACGATCAGGTCTTTAGGTCTAGGTGTGGTAGTGCAGAGGATTCGGGTTTGCTTACCCAAGCGCACGGAGAATTGGATCTGATCCCAAGCCTCTTGCAGGTAGTCCCAGGCGGCCAATTCATCACAATTGTGGACAACTACTCCATTCGCAATGAACTCATGCTCGCCCTCAACTGTTAGGTTGTACGTCAACGAGTTGGGCAAGCGTTCGGCGCGGAGTACCCCCATTTGCTTCAGTGCGATAGGTTCGTACAGTTGACTTGGCATTGCAAGCTCGGCAGCAATACTTTTGAAATCGTTTGACGGCTGTGTACTCTGATCCGCAAACAAGGCAATTTCTTTGCTCTGGTATGAATCTGTTATTTCTCCATTTCTCAGTGCAATCCTTGGAGCAAAACTTTCCAGCCTCTCCAGCAGAGCAAGATACAAATCCTTGGTTGCAATGAAAGCACGTTGCAGACTTTGGCTTACGAAGCGAGGCAAGGGTTTGGGCCGCGGCAAGCTTTTGCTTCTCCGATCCAGCTCTACCTGTTGAATGGAGGCTGTGATGGTCTCCCCTAGGCATTGCCACGAGATTGGACGGATCGTTATTGGTTTTATCTTCGTCCCTGTGGTGCACAACCCACCCTTCAGGTATGGCTCCATGATGCTGTTCGTATATGACTCTGTGGGCATATTTGCCGTTAACGCGCTTGTAGCTACCCATACTTGATCACCAATCTTGATATTGCCAGCGGGAATCCACTGATCCCCCACAAGTATCGGATGGTCTGAGGTAATTGTCAAGCTCGTAACACCACAATCCATTCGCACAAGATCATTTGTGTTGCCAGAAACAGATGAAGCCAGAACCCTTCGCTTCCCATGTCTAGTCATGACCATATCGCCAACAACAATGTTCTCTATGGGTTTAGATGAGCCGTCAGCCATCCATATCTTTGTGCCAGGGGTGCAACACCATGCGCCGTGCCATTGTCCACCGCGGAATCGCTCAGGCTCGGATGCAGGAATACCCTTGATGAGCGATCCGTTGATGAGCTTGATCTCATGAAAGCTTCGGTTGTAGTCTGCAACAAGCTGGGGGGGGATGACGTTGATGAGTCCTGAATCGCCCTCAAAGCATGTACCCCTTACGTCTGAGCTTGTTGGGGCGGCTAAGAGCCATCGGGTGCCTGGCTGCTTCCACGCCCACCAACCCACTTGTTCTGCCGCGGTTCTGGTCTTTCCAGCTCCACGACCAGCCAGTAGCAGCCATATCGTCCACCAATCCCCATGCGGGAGGATCTGATGCTGGTGAGCCTGAGTCAACCACCTCATCCTCCATGCGCTTGCTATCTGCTCTTCTTTGCTCAGCGTGGCAAACGTAGCTTGGAACTTGGGGTCTCTCAGTGTCTCAATCAGTTGTTCCTGCATTCTGTCGAGTGAGTTCGATATTGTCTATCAGGGCGGAGATTAAGCCTTTAGCCTCTACCTGCACCTCTAGAGGGTTCTCTTTGTCGCCCTGGACTTGAACCTTCTCTCTCCATGTGTCAGGGAAGCGTGCAGCCATTGAGCGGCCATACAGGGATGAGTTGATGTTGCCACTGTCCTTAGTCGCCACGAGGTAGGTCTGACCCTGATCTTCCCACCACATTTGTGAGTGAGTGTTCGCTAACTCTAAGGCGTGAAGAAACTCATCGTGCTCATTCCTCCATGTGCAGAGGGTGCGATAAGACACACCTAAGCTCCCTGCTATGTAGTGGAAGCTCTTGCCCTGCTTACCTAGCTCTATAGCTATGTCGCAGAATGATGGGTCGTACTTTGTGGGTCTGCCACCTAAGTTAGTGGTTACTTCTTTTGACTTGGCCATATGCTCTCAATGACTCCTTTGTGGCGATTTTAACCTACATTGCGTTTACTAGATAGCTTTTTCTCGCCCCTGTTGGATAGCTTCCACTGTGTGTTAGCCCAACTCCCTTTGCTCTTGGTGTCTTGGAGCAACTTACTTGATCTGAGTGCTGTGTTTGCTGATTTTTGGAGTTCGGGGGTGATTTGGCTTGCGCCTTTCCAATCAAATACGCTCATTGTAACTTTCTCGTCTTAAAATGTGGTTAACTTCGGGGACACTATGACAACAATTCTTGCTGATTTAAAGCTGGGTCTGATGGTGGCTGATTCCTCCATTACTGATGATGACAGGATTTGGTTTGGTCAAAAAGTCTACCGCCATAAAGGTTTTCTCCTTGGCTTTGCGGGGAATGTTGATGAGTCCATTGAGTTCCTTTCTTGGTGGAAAGTGGGCAAGAGGGGCAAGAATCCTCGCTTCTCCAACTCTGAGGTGCTTGTAATGGGCGCTGGAGCGTTGGTATACTACTCTAAGTCCTTGATTCCTATGCCTATTTCCCGCGGCATAGAGGCAATAGGAACTGGAGGCAAAGCTGCTATCTGTACTTATGAGGCCCTTGGCTGGGCCAATCCCGTTAAAGCCGTCAAGCTTGTCTGCAAGCACGATGCTGGTTCTCGTCCCCCTGTACGTACCTATAAACTGAAAGGTTCCTGATGTACTCATCTCTGTATGAATTCTGTACCGTTCGCCAACTGGAATATTTAGAGGCCATAGAGAAACATGGAAGCATTAGGGCAGCAGCTAAACATTTAGGCGTCAACAAAAGCACAATCAACGAAGCGGTTGCATCTGTAAAAAAGAAAGCTGCATTGAGAGGACACTCTCCTGACCATGACATGACTCACGTAGTCCCAGAGGGCTACACAGTTAAGGGTGTCTCCACTTACTACGATCAAGATGGCAATCCTAGAGGTCAGTGGGTCAAGTCTACAGTAGACGCAGAGAAGAGAGAAGAATTAACCAAGTTGGTTATTGAGCAGCTTTCACAAGATATTAAAGGATTGTCGCCCATACTGAAAGCGCCTAAGCATTCGCGTGATGATACTTTAACTGTTATCCCAATTGGCGATCCACACTTCGGTATGTACGCTTGGGCGGAAGAGGCTGGTGATGACTTCAATTCTGAGACTGCGCGTGATCTGACTCTTGGGGCTATTGACAGGCTGATGAGCTGCACGCCTGAAACAAAGACGTGTGTGATTATACCACTTGGAGATGTGTTTCACGCCAATGATCAGTCCAATATGACCCCAGCCCATAAGCACCAGCTCGATGTGGACAACCGCTTTGTGAAGGTGTTGGGCATAGGTATAGAAGCCTACAGGCACTCTATCCTGAGAGCTTTAGAGAAGCATGAAGAGGTGATTGTCAGGTTTGTGGTGGGTAACCACGATCCACAGGCTATTTGGGCGCTTGCCTTTACCATTCAGGCTTACTTCTCTAACAACCCTAGGGTGACGGTAGACCTGTCTCCTGCAAGGTTCTGGTTCCATCGCTTTGGAAAGGTCTTAATAGGGGCTACACACGGCGATACGTGCAAGCATGACCAGTTGCTAGGGGTGATGGCTTGTGACCGCGCAGAGGACTGGGGACAGACCAAGCATCGGTATTGGTATACAGGACACGTTCACCATCAGTCGGTGAGAGAGTACCCTGGCGTGGTTTGTGAAAGCTTCAGAACCCTAGCAGCTAAAGATGCGTATGCTGCGGGGCATGGTTACCGTGCTGGGAGAGACATGGTGGCTATTATTCACCACCGTGACCACGGTGAGATCGAGAGACATCGCGTGGATGTCGGGATGATTAAATAAGAGCTAGGTGTCGCTCTGCAATCTCTAGATCAATTGATTGGCCTGTAAGGCTGTAGTTGATCAGGTGATTTGCCGCAATCAGGGCGGCTTGTTTGTCTAAGACTTTACGCTCGCTGCTTTGTAGCAGGGGCATAAACTCTACGTCTTTTGCGGGGAAGCCTAGGGCAACGAAGCCAGGCGAGTAGTCATCCATGCAAGGGGCCATTCCGCTCATATCAACTCTCCTTTAAAAAAATTTCAGAACGTAACTCTTCAATCTCGTCAAGTAGTCTATTGATCACGTCACATGCGTCTAACAGCAGGGTGTTGACGCCTCGCTCTTCCCAAGCGGGGAAGTCGTATTTGTGTCTCAGGTATTGAATCTGCTCATCAGTCATTGCTGAACCTCACAAATTTTTGAAATAACGCTCATCAAATCTTTGTAGGCCATATGCTCACCCACCAAATATCCAATAACGAATATTGCAATTGAGGCAATCATGACATCTGATTTGTTCATTCTTCCACCTTCGATAGAGCGGCCTCCAGCACTTCTTTGATGTAATTAAGTCCCTCATCCATCCGTTCACTATCTAATCGCCTTTGGGTCGAATTTAGCTCGTGGTACGCCTCTCGGATGGCATTCCATGCCTCGTGAGCATAGTGCGCCTCTCGGAACTCAAACTGGTCGTCATACGTCACTACTATCTGTTTCATACGTCACTCCTGGTGTATATAACTTACCTTCGGCTATTGCATTCTTCAGCATATTCACAAACGCATAATTTAAAAGATATTCAATAGCTTTAGAGCTGATGTTCTTTAACAAAATATCGGCGCTGCCATCTTCATTCTCTTTTATAACTTCAAGTTCAATTTTAACATAGTCTGCAAGACTTGTGCTAGTTTTTTCGTTCATGATGTCATTTTCCATAGTCCAATGTTGCTAAATGCATAACCAGCGTAAGCTATAGCCATGCCCGTATTACCTTTTATGCCTTGATCAACTGCTACAACTGTGTAAATCAAGCCAACTACAGCAAGCAGCCAGCCGCTCATAGTGGCACTTCCTGACAGTACCCCAACATAAACATAACCATTACAAAGAGGCTGAACATACCTATGTGAGCAAACACTAACCTAAAGTAGTGTACTACCTCATAGACTTGGGGTTGGTTTTCTTTTAACCATTGGAACATGATTTGTCCTTTAGTTCTTCTTCATCGGTCAACCATTGACGTACATAAAAATGTTCCCCCAAGTCCTCTATCTCTTCTTGAGGGTATCCATTAGCTACAAGCCATTCGCGCATGTTTCCGTCTTTATCGGCGTCAAAGACTTTAGGGAAGCCGTACTTCCAGCCGCCGGGGGGATCAATCCACTTTTTCATATTTATCCTTAAACATTTTTTGGTGGCACATGTCTTCAAAAATATTCCACAGCTTCTCATGTCTCAAACCGTTGAGGGTAATGAGTCCTAGCAAGGCGTTAGCCATGTCGTCCTCAGACATCGGCGGCCCGTTGCATACACGGTCAAACAGCAGGTTCAAATCACCCTCCATGTCCGCCCGTAGGATCGCCTGTTCTAAATCAAATCTATCGCTCATACATTTTTGTCCTTTGGTAGATCAAGTGTGTCTTGCATCAAGTGAAAGCCGCCATCCTGCCTCTGAATAGCAGCCACTACCCCAATGCGGCCATCGTCCATCCAAAATGCTTTGATTGAGTGCTTTGGAAAGTCTAAAGATGGCTCTATAGGCTTTTCTAAGTTAAGTGTGATGTTCATTCTTCTCCCCTTGCGCGAATGGCTTTAGCGCACCAGTTGGCTGATCCATCTTTTTCCAAATGGCTTTCACAAATCTTTGCACACGCCTCACGCTCTGCTTCTGCGACCAGCTTGGCAAAGCGCTCAAGGTCAGTAATATGCACATCAGAATTTCCATACGTAGGTGAAAACCACATTTCGCCATCGGCCATCAAGTCAGACTGTTTGGCTATTTCAATAATTTCAAGCATGTTTGTTCTCCATTTGCGAATAGCGAATCATTTTTGTATGTAAAAACCAGCGAATAAAATAAACGCCATGAAACAAGCCACGGCGAACAGACCCTTGACGATCTGTAAGTTCTGATGCCGCCGCCAGTTTTTCTCAAAGACCAACTCGGACTCTTTGATCTTCTGTTTTAAATCACTTTGAATAGTCATGTGTTCTTCTCCTTGAATTTGGCAATATGCCCGTTCTTGAAACCCTCGTAATGCGCCACCCACAACCACTGATACAGTTTTTGAATGTACGGGGGCGGGGGGTCAAGCGACTTCTCTACGGCTTCATTGAACTGATCTTTTCTCATGTTGGCGTAGTCAGCCGCTAATTGGTGCAACTCATCTTCATGCATTGTTCTTCTCCTTTAACGCTTGCTCGATGGCTTTGACAAATGTTGTTGGGGTTTGCTGCTCACACGACCACCATATCTCTTTCCTTTCCTCTTCCGTCAGCCCAACCCATGTGCGTTGTGGTGGCACTTCATACAAAGCAATAGCGCCTTCATCTGTTTCGGCACAATCTGTCCAACCAAAAGGTTCTGCTTTGAAATAACCAAACGGCTCACCCCGCTCTGGCTGTGCCACCATTGCGAGGTTGTCCTCGATATGGTCTGGCTTCATCAGGCACT